TTTGCAGTTCTTCTTCCTCCGCTCCGAATAGTGCCGCCGCACCCTGGGCGATTTGGAATCCCGCCGTGATACCCTGAATGGCCCCGACGAAGGTGTCAATGGTTCGGGTGTCCGAAGCGAGGTTCTTAATCCGCTGCTGCGTGTCCCCGATTTGGTCCTTGAGTTTCCCCGCCTCCCGTTCCATGTCACGGAATGCCTTCGTCCCGTCTTGGCCTGCAAGGGCCATGTCCGCAAGGGTCTTTTGGAGTTCCCGCAGGCGGGTCTTTGCGCTGGTCGTGCCAGCGGCGGTGGAATCCTTGAGGCCAACCTCAAGTACAATTTCTTTGGTTACATCTGCCATATCTTAGCCTTCGGAGGGTAGTTCGGGGTTTACGGGTGGTTCATATCCTGGGTCCACAGGGTCGGGGTCAATGGGACCGTTAAACAGTAATTCGGGGTCGCTTGCAATCGGGGTCGTCGTAGTTGCAACAAAGTCGGAGAGGTTCAGTATGCGGCGCAGGGTTACACGGCACGGCTTCATTTGCCCCACCAAATAGTCCCGAATTTCCAGCAACCGCCAACGGATGCCGCCGTAGTACACGGGCTTGCGGAAGTCCAGTTGGTAAATGTCCACGCTTGATAGCAGCATGGTGAGTTCCAACTGCAAGGCTTCCTGTGATACGGTTTCGTTGATGTAGTTCAGCCAGTAGGTGTTGTAGAGGTTGTTGTTGGTGTAGGCGTACGGCGACCCGCTTGCGTTCACGGCGTTGTAGTACACCAAGCGAGGCTGCCCGAAGGTGAGGTCCACATTCGGGGCGTAGGGGTTGTCGATGTGGGACACGAACGGCATCTTGAGGATACCCACAGATAGTGCCGTGTTCCCGCTGACCCCGTATTGGTAGGCCCATTCGGTCTGCCCTTCGATGAGGTTGTACTGCGCTAATCGATAGCCCGTTTGCAGAGGCTTGATGGTTCCGCTTGCGAGAGTTCCGTCGATGTCCCAAGTCCTGCCCACGATTTTGTCGGTGCTGAAAGATGCGGGTATAAGTGTCCCGCATAGTGTTTCAACCACCTTGTCCCCCTTGCCGTAAAAGTTGCCCGTGTTGAAGATTCGGCCTCCATATCCCTCACGAGCCAACGGGTAGGACTGCTTGTAGGTTTTGGACAGGTAATCGCCCATGTCCTTGTACTTGAAGATTATATTGGTGTAGGCGTTGGGGTCGCCGTTGGTGAGGTTCTGCTCAGCGTTCTCGTCGGATTTTTGCGACCAGTCCACCACCGACCCCGATGAGTAGAAGTCCTTCCACGGCTCGATGTAGAGCAGTTTCGGGTCTTGGGGGTCGGGCATGAATTGAAGGTTGAACATCTTCTGCAGGTCTTGCAGGAGGTCCGACTGCTTGACATCAGCAGGCAGGGCCGTCCGCATATCCAGCACTCCAATCCCAACGGGGTTTTCAAGGCAGGTCCATTGGACCGTTGCGCCTGATGGAATTGTGTAGAAATTATTTGTTGTCAAAGAATTGACACGAAATCCAATATTAACTGCTGCATTTGCAGGCACGGTAATATTGTCAAACTTAATCGTGTATCGTTTACCCGTTAACCCGTTGATGTTTGGGCCGATGTTTACGATGTCACCAGAGGATGACAAATTGCGTATTGATGCGCTATAAGTGTAAAGGCTATTTGCTACCGTTGACGACACTACAAACCCTATCTCCACATTCCATCGGGATGGAGTAATAGGGGCATTAAATCGGCTATTTGCCGTTGACCAATAGCCCGAACGGTCATAATAGGGACCCGTTGAGTCGTTTTGAAAATCAATCGTTCCATTGTCATTTACCAAGTAAGTGATGTTTCCCGTACTTGCCGCAAAAATATTGGACCCCGATAAATTGATAGGCATCGTCCCCGCTGCATAAGGCATCACCAACTTGTTGAACAGGGACGAATTAAAGAATGTGCTGGAATAACGAAACCCCGCCTCCGTGAATATCAAGTCCACCATCTTCTTGACATAGATGCTAGGACCGAGCCTCCACCACGGGGCTTGGAACCAACCGCCTCCTTGGTTGAGGATATCCGTGAATCCCGCCGCATCAACCACGCCGTAAACATACCCGCTGCTCAACGCACCGCTTGCCGTCCAAGTGCCGCTCACATGGCCGCTGGTAGGCGTGTGGTTCATGCCTGTAACGCCCGCCGTGTTGACGAGCATATTGCCCTCTATCGCTTTGAACAGGGACACATTATCGGTGAACAACCCGACCTCGTAGGTGACGGTTCCTTTGGTTTTGCTCATGGAGAGCAGTTGCAGCACTCCGCTGAATACCTGCACCCCATCCTCCCACATGGCGGCACGGATCCGCTTGTTGGGTTGGAATCCACCCACAAAGGACTGGATGTTGTAGGCGTAGGCAAAGCAGGCCCGATTTGTCGGGGTGTTAGGAAGGGTGATGGTCTTACTGAAAGACCCCCGCTGCTTGGTCACATCCTCAATGTCGCCAATGGAATAGGTGACCGCAATGTCGGTCCCGCCCATCGTGTCAAGGACATAGGCAAGTTCGGGCATGGCATTCAGCCCCGCAAAGCGCAGGTACAGGCAGTCAAAGCAGGCCGCCTCAACCGCATCGGCTCCATCGGCAGTCGCACGGGTGTTGAAGTTGTTCCACGCCGTTAGGTCGTCGATAAAGTTGGCGGTCGGGTAGGCTATGAGGGTTACGCTCATAGGATTGAGTTGTCATAGGCTACGGCCACCTCAATCTGCAACTGCGTGAGGCGGTCGTTCCGTCTGGTTACAAATTGATACTGGTTCGCATTGACCACCGCTTCCACGAGGGTTCCACCGAGTTCGAGCCACACATACCCGCTCCGTACCATTTCGATGAGCCACTCGGATTCGGCATCGGTCAGCCAATCGCTATTCAAAGCATACACGAAGTCAAAGGACCCCGCCCAAACTTTGTTGTAGGTGGTGGTTGCGTACACATCGGAGTTATACCCGAACACCTCCCGCTGGATGTTGGCCCGCTTCCTGTTCTTCATCGTGAAGGTGTACGAATCAATCCCACCGTACTTGTTGACGAAATGGACGGGGATGGAATCAAACCGCTGGCAGGGGCCGAAGGTGAAGGTGGTTGGAGGCGACTGACTTGACGCATTTGACACAAACCGCACCGTGTAGGAATCGCCCTCCACCGCTCCGCTCAATGCAGAAATAGTTCCCGACAAGTTCGCAGGTCCGCAGGCAAAACGCTGGATATTGTAGTCGGTCGTTCCCGAAAGGCTGGGGCTGACTGCAAAGTCGTAGTTCACGGATTTGTAGTTCACCCGTGCCGATACGAGCCATGAATCAAAACCAGCGGCCACATATTTTGTTCCGTTGATTGCAAGGAAATTCCTGCCCCCTTGGTACACCGTGAAGTCTGTCGGAGTAGTTAAAGGTCGCACCAATGTAAAAGTGTTCCCGAATCTAAAATAGGTGTCAAGGTTCCAATCCGCCAACTCCAACTGCTCCAAGTTTCCCGCAAAGGCCATGACCCCGCTGACCGTTGTGGTTGCTCCCGTGACTACCGGGGTGTTCCCGTACTCTTGCGTGAAGTCCAACCGATAGCCCGAATAGAACCCCGAATGGTCCACGAATCCCGTCTGCGTCAGCGATGGGGCGGTCGGGGCTACGAGGGTTTCCACGACCTTCTGCACATCAAAGAACCCGAAGTTGGTGGTCGGCAGTTTGTCGCACTTTAACCTTGCCAGCGTCGTCCCTGCGGGGTTCTTCACATCGCAGACATAGCGGTAGTTCGGTTGTGCAATCAGCGAGCCGCTGACCTTGTAGAGCATCTTGTTGTAAACGGGGGTCGCTACGAGGGGCGAACCCGAAAGGACGGTTATGGACATGGGTTATCGGGAAGTTGAAAGGCTGACCTGCTTGCCCAAGACCTCCGAAATAGTATTGACGAGCAAATCTATTTGTTCGTCGGTTAGGGCATTGGTGAGGAACTTGGTGGCGTATAGGCCACGGGTGCGGACAAAGTAGGTGATAGACCTTGCATCTACGAGTTTCTGCTCCTCCACCGTCCGCTTGGCTTTCTTCTCACGGGAATAGGTTGGCGTGACCAAAATCCCTTTGTCGGTAATCCAGTCCGCAATCGCTTGGGTCATGGGTCCAACTTGGTCACTCTTGCCTCCACCCTTCTTCTTGAATGAGAATGGTGAGTTTGGCGCACGGGTTGAACTGACGGTCCCTCGCACTCCTTGGTCCACGAATTTCCAGTAAGGGTTGGCAAGAAGGTTGACCGCAATCTTTTCGGCAGTCAAGGGGATAGGGTCAAAATCAAGGCTTGCGGATAGCGTTCCACCCGCATTCACATCCTTCCCGTCCTCCCGACCCGTCAGCAGATTCTTTTGTGCAAGTTTGATAATATTCTTCAGCCAATCAATCAGCACCTGCTGCCGTGGGTCAACGCCTCCGCCTTTCGAGCCTACGGTTATACCAATGGCTTGAAGGTCGGCGGTTTTGACCTCTTTCATGCTACCGCTTCCGAACTTGGCAAGTACTTTGGTTTCCATGCTGGTAAATGTCCAGCCACCGAAATTGTGTCCTACTTGCGGCGCATCCGCTCCGCCTCTTGTCGTTCTGCCTCCAAAATGTCGTGAATCAGCAGCGCATAGTTCAGGAACTCCACCGCCTTCATTGCGAAGATGGCCTCAAATTTCAGCACATCCTTGTTCGCCATCCTCCACACGACCATCAGCCAACCGTAGCCAGCAAGGGGGTTGGTTACGGGGCCTGCATTCCCTTCGTCAGGTGCTTGGAATAGTCGCTCAAAACTTTCAAGTAACTTTCGGAACTTAGCAAAAAAAAACTGACCACCCCCCAAACATCGCCAATCTTGGCATGGGCTTTGAGCAGTTCGGCCCGCTCTTGGTGCGAAGCCCCGTCGTACTTCTTCGGGAACCATCCGAGGAACCCGCCCTCCCTGCAAAGGGTCGCCATGATGCGGTGCAGGTTTTGGACCAACTTCTTTTCGTCGGTGGTATCGGTGTCCATGAGGTCTATTAACTGCCCCGCCGTGAGTTCGTCCGTGAAGACGGTCGGAATCCACCACTTGCCACCCGCTTTGAACCGCCGCTTGTAAGCGAGGGTGGGTAACTCGTTCCACTCCGCTATGATGGTCTTGTAACGCTTAGTAAGCCCCTTGGCGGGCATTTCTCGGACGAGCGATACATCTACCCCCTCAACGATTGCTACGACCCCTGCACGCTTGTCGTAGTCCGTAAGCACGGGGCTGAACTCCAGCGCAGCGATGCGTTGAAATTGGTCGATGGTGAGGTCTTGGAGTTTCATAGGTTCAAGAAGGTCTTGTAGGAAGATGCAGACGATGCCGATGCAAGGTACTGACTGAACTCTTTATCTATTTTGCGTTCATTCGACGAATAGTACCAAGGAATGTGCCTTGCCGATTCCAGCAGGGACACGCCACCGATGAAGTATTCGGGCTTGTTGTAAACGGCGAAGGTTGTGTCAATGGCCACATCCACCATGGCTCCCCCGACGACCTGGGACCGCTTTTGGCGGTGAGCCTCGTAGGTGTTGACATGGGTGTAATACGACGACCTGGGTGGCACATCATCCCACCGAAGGGATAGCCCTGCCTTTCCCGCAAATGGAAACATATTGAGAAATTCCACGCACTTGACAATGGTCTGCCTGCTCGTTGCGGAAAGGTCAAGGTCGGGGTCGGTTACGGCGTAATAAGGCGCACCAAGTTTCTGCACCAATCCGCAAAGCCACGGGGCTTGATGGCCCACATTCACGCCAAGGAAAATTACCTCGCAAGGCTTCGTGGCGTACCATTCCAAAAGCGGCTCGTAGGTTGAACCGTTGTCCACGATGTAGATGTCCCCAATCCCCTCCCACTTGCTCAAATCCCTGACCATTGCCTTGGGCCATGTCAGCAGGTTGCGGTTGTTGATGATGACGGGGATTTTGGCCATGGCTAAAATTGATAAACTGCGATAAGGTCGTCGTATCGTCCCGATGCGGTCAAGTCAATGGCCTCAAAGGTTGCGTTCTTCGGAGCCACGGCTGACAAATGGACAAACCAGTCCTTGGACTGAACATCCTCAATCATAAGCACGCCTCCCTTGTTCATCAAGGGCGAATACAGGTTAACGACATCAAGCATGGAAACAAGTGTATGCGGTCCATCGTCCAGGAGAAAGTCAATGCCATTTTGAAAATAGTCCTTTGCGTATTGCACCGCTTCGTGGGTGTAAGCCGATGCAATGTGAAGGTGCGAGCGGTTCCAGTCAATGTGCTGGTTGGCCTTAGGTTGGACCTGGTTGGATATGTCGTAATACAGGAACTTGGCCTTGGGGAGATATTTGCTCCACATAGCCATGGACCCGCCATGCCATACACCTATCTCCACAAAGTTAATCGGGTCCACCCGCATCTCTTTGAGGAACCGAGCGTAGGTGCTGGTGTAGTTGTGGCCGTTGGCCTTGTCCGTGCCTCCAGCGTAGTCAGCACCATTTAGGTCCAACTCGTTGAGGATGTCAATCAGTTCTTTGTCTTGCATAGTTAAAAAGTAATAACAAACTTATCAGGCGCAGGCCATCCCTTGCAGGAGTTATAAACGGTCATTCCTTCCCGCTTGCCTATCCAATGCTCGGCCTGCCAGCGGTGTTCTCGGAGCGGTTCGCCCAGTTCCCGGATGTGGGACGACTTGGCCCACCAAAAAGTCCCCGCAAAGTAGGGATAACCGTCGGGGTTGTTGTGGTCAGCGATTTGGGGGAACTCTTCCTTGGTCAGCCAATAGGCTCCCACGCAGTCCACATTGGCGAGTTCTGCGATGGCCCGTTCCCAAGCGACGATATTAAAGAACACCATGGACCTGCACCAAAGTTGGTTTATCAGGCTGGGGTCGGAACTGCCCTTGGTATGCCCGTAGAGGTAGGCCGCATCCTCGGTTTGGCTCGCTCGGTACATCTCGGTCAGCGTCGCCTGCTCCCAAGCGTTTGTGCGGGTCACAACTATTTTAATCTTCGAAGCGACGAGCGAGTTGTCCAAGATTTCCTTGACCACCTTCCGCTGGTCTGGTGGGCCGACGATGCCGACACGGATTTCGTCCAGTTGCTCAATCAGCCCGTAGTTGCACAGGGCCATCATGTGCTGGTGCATGATGAGTTGCCATTGGCCGCCGCCGCCGCAATAGATGTGGTAGTAGTGGATGAGTTTCATTGGGTGAATAGGAGGGTTAAGATGCAGCCGATAAAGACCAAGGCCAGCACGACCCGACCAATGGCGAGGGCGAGGTCAAGGAGGGATTCGAGGTTCATGCAAGCGTGTAGTTATCCTCAAAGAACTCCTTTGCAACAAGCCATTGGTCTAAATGATTCTTTGAATTACGAGCAATCATGTCGCCATCTTTGGGACTGCCACTCTCTCTATCTTCTTTTGAAATTGACACGGAATCGCTCAAAACTTCACCCACGAGGTAAGGTCGCATTTCGGCAAGTTGTTTTTTTCGGTATAATCTAAAGTCGCTCATTTTGTAGGGGTTTAATTACACAAAGTTACACCACAAGATACTTACCCGAGTTGCTGACGGCCAATTTGTTGAGGGCCACATAGCGGAGCGCATCGCAGGCGTGGTTGTAGGAATCTATCGGGACCCCCGTGTCCTTCCCGTCCTTGTCGGTCGCCCAAGTGTACGAGCGGAGTTCTTTAATCAGGTTGGTGGAATCTTTTGTAACATGGAGGTTGAACCGCTTCACGATGTCAATACCCTGCCTTACCGAATCGGGTCCCTTGGATGCGGGCTTGATGTTGAATCCGAGGCGGTAGATTTCCTCGATGCTCTTGGGTTCTGCAGAATCGGCCACGATTTCCCACGCCCTTGTGATGCCGAACTCCTTCAAGCGGACGGCGATATCCGAGTTGGTCAGCCCCCGATGGTAGAGCAACTCATGCACAAACAAGTCGTCCCCCCTGCGGTACACGGCGACCAAGGCCGTCGGGTCGTTGCTGAACCCCCAGTCAAGCCCGTAGGCGACGAACTTCATCGTGCTTGGGTCTATACCCTCAACCACCGTATAGTCCCCGTATATCGCCCCTTGGAGCGTCCCGACTTGACCGAGGCCGTACACCTTCCACCAGTTGGCCCAGTAGGCCGAATGCTCCGCTTTGGCTCGGTTTAGTTCTATATCGTTCCGAATCGTATCAGGAAGCGCTTCGTTGTCTTGGTAGGTGAGTATTAGAAACTCCGCATCCGCTTCGGGCAAGACCTCCGTGTGCGCCCAAAATTCGTGGGTGGGGTTGAAGTCGATGTAAATCTCCTGACTGGTACGAATCGCCAACTGGTAGTAGGAATCGAAGTCGATGTTGTTCGCCTCGTTGATGTAGAGGACCTGCCGCCTTGCCCCTCGGAGGCGGGCTTCCGAATCAGCGGAAAAGAACTCAATGGTGGACCCGTTGGCGAAGTTGTACTGCAGTAGGGTCTTGTTCCACCTATCGGGAACCCACCTGTGGGTCCATTGCATAATCTTGGCGAAATCCTTGATGGCTCCCCGTCGTAGGTGAGGGACGGATTCGCTGACCACGGATATCTCCGACTTAGGGTGTCGAGCGGCATGGTCAATCAGGACCGCAAGGATGCCGAAGGTTTTGCTCGCACTTGTCCCGCCTTGTATGACTTTCTTCCGAGCGGTCATCGCCCGAATCTTCTTGATGGCGGTGGTGTACTTAAAGTCCATCCCCGAAGAGGGGTTGCTCAATGGTTACGCTGGTCTCCTGCTTATCTACCAAGCCAAGAAGGCGGGATGCGATGTTGGCCGAGTAAACGCCCGAACTTGCACCCTCCAGCATATCCTTGTCGCAGGTGGCCCGTATGCGTGTAATGATTGGGGAAAACCCTTTGTGCATCTCCGATGTGCCCTTCCTATAGTCCGAAAGGTCAAAGCAGACCCCGTTCTCCGCAAGCCATCCCTCAAAGCCCCGAAAAGTGATAGGCCGCTCCTTGTCCCTGTAAACCATGACCCCATCCTTGCCGACATAGTCCTGCACTCGGTACGGGTTGGCCTTGTTCTCGGCCCTGTACTTTTCAAACGCCTCCCATAGTTCTTCGGGGGTATTCCATATTGGGGGACGGCCTGCCATCAGTATTCTATTTTGTCAATGAGTTCGTCAATCTTGTCCACGATTTTCATCTTGACGGCAAAAGCGTTGGGCGAGTTGGATTCCTCCACCGCACCAATGCAGTCGCAGAGGGTCGTGATGACCATCATCAGCGAATCCATGCGGGCTTGGACTTGGGCCTCATCGTTGGGGGCTTTGGTTGAGGGCATGGGTAAAGGTGTGCTGGTTGGCTTCGGCGAATTGGTCCGCCTCTTGGTAAATGTATTGGAGGGCCGATTTTACGCAGTCAGCGCACCACCAATTCGTGTTCGGTCGTCCGTGGGCCACGAGGATGGTCTGCAAGTCGTGGACCGCTTCGGGGGACAACCGCATGAACAGGGCGGCTTGGTACTGGTCCCAATAGTGGCGGTGCTTTTGGGCCGTGAGGTATTCCGCTTGGGTCATAGAAGGGTCAGTTGCTTGGGTTGCTCCTGCACTTGTTTAGAGCGTGCCTGAATGCGTTTCTCGGATATAGCGATGTACTCCGCCTCCCGTTCAATCCC